GTTGTCCTTATTGTCTGAATAACAAGATGCACAAAAACAAGAAACGTCAATTTGTGGACGAGGAGTAGTTATGATTGCAGTAATTAATGTAGATGAAAACGTCAGGCATTCAGGACCGCATAAATATGAACTGCGGCTGAACAAATACCATATAGCCACATTTACCCACAACAGGGAAGAGCCAATGCACGAGCTTTTACTCAAGGCGGCAATAGCGGCAGAAGAAAAGGCGACTCCAAAAAACGGGATGATTGAGCCATTCCTTGATCCTCTTTACGATGAGGTTTATTTCAAGGGTATGGCCTATCTTAACAGCTTATAACGGAGAAACCATGAAAACGATGACAATTAACGGCGTGGAATACAAAGAAGCGCCAGAGAAAAAAAACACCTCACTTTGCAAAGGATGTGCTTTTAGCAAATTTGAATCTACAGGTTGTGGGTCTATAAATGACATTGCAACAGAAGCGTTTGGCGATGGATGTGCAGAAAGACGTGTAATTTATAAGGTTGTCCCATGAAGAAGCACGACACAATATTAGTCGAAGTGTCAAAACTTGACGACCTCACCGAATGCCTTTTGGTAATCCGCGACACGTTTGACGCTAACGGCCATCTGGATATTACCATTTCCGTCCATGGAGGCGAGCCGAAGCAACGGTCATTGCCGCAGAATGCTTCTTTGCATAAATACTGCGATAACCTTGCCAAGATGATGAATGATGCCGGGTACGATCAAAAGCAATTAGTCGGACAGTTTAAAGACGGATTCTCATTGCCAGTAACGATGGAGATGATAAAGGCTATCTTTAGGGCTGTTGGCGAGGCGATGTATAAAAAGGAGTCAACCAAAGACCTGACTACCGTTGAGATTCAAGAAGTTTATCGGGTTGTGGACAATCGGTTTGCAGAAATTACAGGTTGTCGCTGTGAATGGCCTTCCGTGGAGTCGTTACGGAATAAATCTTGACATAAACTATTATAATTGATAGTATTAAGACAGTCCGGGAAGACTAAAACATTATCAATTTTAAGCCCTGATTTATACGATTCCAATTCTTCCCGGACTGGTTTTGTATAATGAAGGGCTTTTTTATTTGCACAAGGGTACGTTATGAAATGGGACGATGACGATAAAAACCTACTAACCGTAACTTGGTTTAGCGCTGGGGTATCAAGTGCCGTTGCCACCAAGCTGATGATTGATAGTATTGATAAGATCATTTACACCCACATCGACAACCAGCACGCCGATTCGATGCGATTTGTAAAAGATTGCGAAGGATGGTTCGGCAAGGAAGTTGAAATATTACAATCATCGTTCAAAACAGTTGAGGAAGTTTGCTTGAAGCGTAAATTTGTAAATAGTCCTTATGGGGCAGCATGCACAGGTTGGTTAAAAAGAAAAGTTAGAATTGACTGGGAACAACAACACGAAGAGTATCACCTCCGCTATGTTTGGGGAATGGATAGCAAGGAGAAGATAAGGGCTGATAATCTAAATATATCCATGCCCGCGTTTGAACATATATTCCCCCTCATTGATCGGAATATGACAAAGGCTGCAGCTCATAAGATGCTGAAGGCCAGTAAAATTAAACGTCCTGCAATGTACGATCTCGGATATGCAAATAACAACTGTCTAGGATGCGTTAAAGGAGGGAAGGGTTATTGGAATCATATTAGGGTTGACTTCCCAGAGGTGTTTAAGGCAATGGCGATCATGGAACGTAAGGTCGGTCATTCGTGTATCAATGGGACATTCCTTGATGAGCTTGACCCTGAAAGCGGAAGATTTGGCAAGCCAGTTGTAGAGGACTGCGGAATATTGTGCGAGGTAATGGGGATATGAAACAACAAGATAAATGTGAACATGAGTGGAATGATTGGAGATATGACACTAATAGACAACCATTTCGAGTTTGCAAGAAATGCGGGTTCACGGATGATTCGCAACGAGAACCTGAACAATGCATATAATCAGAATCACAACTAAAGCTCACACAAGGAGAAACACAAAATGATCTACATTGACGATGAAGGCGTTACAAATATTGAATACGGACATGGCTCTATTTTTGGCTTTGAAACTGAGGTTGTTGATGGGACTGCCACCTATGCCCTGTGCAGTAGCGACAAAGGCGAACTAAACAGAGAGTGTACAATATGGGAATCCGTGAAGGGCAAACCAGATACAGCAGTATTTCCATCAGTAAGGTTTATATTTCACAAGAAGCAATCTCTGAAAATTCTTATTGATGCATTGCAGGAAATACATGAGAGGATGGATTAAAATAAGGTTCACATAACAAGGAGATAAATAATGGGGACAAATTATGAAAATGAATTACTGCCATGCCCGTTCTGTGGGAGAAAAGCAAAATTTATATCATATGAAATGAACACTTCCGATATGGTTAGCAAGGTTGAGTGTAAAAATTGCACAGCTCAGGCAGAATTTTTTATCCACTACAGAGACTTCCAATCGAGACAAAAAGGGAAGCAATCGGCATTAACAGCATGGAACACAAGAACCGTCATGCCAAAAATCACCGAACCGTTTGCCGAGGAAAATATTACCAAAAATCGGCAGGAGCCTGTTAAACAGATCAAGGCGGTAGATGGTGCAGTAATTGGCCTGTATATAGCTGGCAATGAGTCGAGAGTAAAGAAGCCTAGAAGTTGTCCAAACTGTAAAAATCCACGATGGAGAGAGGAAAGGAAATGGTCAAATCCGCGCAAGAAGAAAAACTAAATTACCGCCTTGGCGAGCTTGATAAGAAGTCCGAAGAATATTCCGACAGAACAGAGCGGATTCTTGACACCATCGGTTATTTGCTCGACAAAATCGGAGAATCAGCATCACGAGACGAGCGTATTTCGTTGAGAATCCAGCTTGCCACTGCCCTTGAGGAAGCCGCCAACTTGAGGCCATTGACCGTCGAAGAGGTAGTCGAGATGGAAGAGATTAACGAAGAATTAAAGGGGGAATGATTATGGAAATTAGCGAGGAAAAAGACTTGGCTTTGGTTCCGAAAAAGCTAGATGCCGTGGCCGTATTTACCGGCAACGAACTAGATGATGTCTTGGCAAAGATTAAACAGAAAGCTACTTCTTTTGTGCCGGACATTACCACGCTCAAAGGCCGGAAAGAGATAGCGTCTCAAGCCTATCTGGTGTCCCGCTCTAAAACGGTGTTGGAAGAGTTGGGCGTTAATCTGGTGGCCGAATGGAAGGAAAAGGCAAAAAAGGTTGACGCCGCGCGGAAGAAATCACGCGATTTTCTGGACACTTTACGGGATGAAGTACGCCAGCCTTTGACCGATTGGGAAGAAGCTGAAAAGTTGCGAATCGAGGAAGAGAAAAAAGCCATTGCCTTTGCCGCGGCATGGGATGAGGCACTGAACCTGCATGGTATTTTCCTGAAAGAAAAAGAACTTGCCGCCCGTGAAGCTGAAATGGCCCGCAAGGAAGCAGAGGCCAAGGCCAAGGAAGAAGCCGAGCGTGAAGCCAAGGAGAAGGCAGAAGCTAAAGCCGCCGCGGAGAAAGCCCGGCTGGAACGTGAAGATGCTATCCGCAAAGAGTCTGAGGCAAAGGCAGCCGAGGCCATAGCAAAGGCCCAACGTGACAAGGTGGCAGCGGAAGAAAAGGCCAAGTTGGAAGCAGTTCAAGCGGAAAAAGATAGAATCGAGGCCGCAGCTAAAGCTAAACAAGCCATAGCTGATGCTCACGCCAAAGCGGAACGAGAGAAGATTGCCGCCGAAGAACGGGCGAAGCTGGCAGCAGAACAGGCCGAGAGGGATAAGAAAGCCGCTGAGGCTAAAGCCAAGGCCGATCAAGAGGCAGCAGTTAAGGCAGCACAGGAAAAAGAAAGAGCGTTGGCCATATCGGTTAAAAGAGCCGAAGAAGCAGCCGCCGTTATTGCCAAAGCAGAGGCCGATAAGCTGGCAGCCAACAAAGCTCACCGGGCAGGGATTAATAGGCTTATTCTGGCCGACCTTGTTGAAAACGGGATAGCCGAAGGTGTGGCGAAAGACGTGATTGTTTTAATCGCAACTGGTAAAATTACCCGCGTCACAATTACTTATTAAAGGAGAAATTATGAGCAACATCATACCATACCAAGCAGCGCTTGAGGAAACACAGCGCAAATTTGTTGACATTGCGACCAAGGCAGACACAGGGGTTGTTTACGAGATTGAGTCAATGTTCGCCTTGCAATCTCTGGCAAAAAATGACTTTCTTGCCCAAACAGCTAACAAGAACCTGAACAGCTTACGCAACGCCATTATCAACGTGGCATCAATCGGCCTGAGCTTGAACCCTGCCATGCAGTACGCTTACCTTGTGCCAAGAGAGGGCGGGGTTTGCTTGGATATCTCCTATAAGGGTTTAATAAAGCTGGCTACCGATACCGGTTCGATGCTGTGGGTAAGGGCTGATCTTGTGTACAAAAATGACACATTCAAGTATCATGGTCCCGCCGCTGCGCCTGAGCATGTCGCTGATGTATTTGGTGATCGTGGAGAGTTTTCCGGGGTGTACTGTATCGCCAAGACTATTGAGGGCGATATCCTGGCTGAGATCATGAACGCCGCAGAGGTTTATCAGGTTCGAGATGCTTCGATGGCGTGGGTAAAACAGAAGAAAGGGCCATGGAAAGACTGGTTTGGGGAAATGGCGAAGAAGTCAATTATCAAACGGGCCTCAAAGACCTGGCCTAGAAGCGACAAGAACGACCGGCTTGCACAAGCGGTGCAGGTTATCAACGAGCATGAGGGGATTGACTTCGACCAAGACAAACAAGGGCCGGAGAAAATCAGCGAGAGCCAGCTTGCCGACCTCACTCTTGAAATGGAAGGAAGGGTCATAGACTTGCCGCGATTCTTGAAATATGCAGAGGTGGAATCTCTCGACCAGATCACGGTTGACAAGTTCCCTGCCATTGTCGCGGCGGTCCAGTCAAAACCAATAGCTGAGAAGGTGGAATCGTGATTATCCTCCCGCATGAACAGGGGACGCCGGAATGGCTAGCGTCACGAATTGGCTTGCCGAGTGCCAGCAAGTTCTCTGACATTATCACCACCAAGGGCGAACCGAGCAAGAGCAGAATCAAATACATGCACCAATTAGCCGGTGAGAGGGTCACAAAGGCCAAGGAAGAGACGTATCAGTCAGCGGCCATGAGTCGTGGCATACTTATGGAAGGTGAGGCCAGAAGGCTCTTTGAGATGGTTAAAGACATCGACGTGCAACAGGTCGGTTTATGCCTTGAGGATAACAGGCGGTGGGGGTGTTCTCCTGATGGTTTGACACTTGAAGATGGCGGCCTTGAAATCAAGTGTCCGTCAATGGCCGTGCATGTGTCGTACCTCCTGGGGAATAAGCTTCCTACCGATTATTTCCAGCAGGTACAAGGTTCTCTTTTTGTGACCGGAAGGGAATATTGGTGGTTCATGTCCTACTATCCTGGGATTAAGCCATTGTTCGTTAAGGTGGAGCCAGACCTTAAATTTCACGCGGCCTTGCAGCTTGAGCTTGAGTTGTTTTCAGACGAACTGTCCGAAATTGTCGGACGTATCACCATATAAATTATTGACCCACGGCAGGGAAAGCTATTTTAACAATCAACAAATAAGGAAACACCATGTTTGATAATACTGAGATCAGTGGAGGCAAAGAGTGCCGACCTAATTACGAGGAGGCAGCGGCAAGATTGAAAAAAAGAATTGATGCGGATCGAGGTTTTCTTAATGCATTCGCTGTTTTTTCACTTCAAGGAAGTTTCTCGTCTATTCGTGATAATGACAGACAACCATTTTATGCTATGTTTGGGGAGCTGTCTTTACGCCTTCCTAGGATGGATTCCGAATATGCGAATCTATTGACAAAAATCGAAGATAAATAACAATCAACAATAAGGAAACACCATGTTAAATCGTATTGAAATTATAGGAAATCTAGGGAAAGATGTGGAACTTCGCTACACTCAATCAGGTTCAGCGGTTGCTTTATTCTCTGTAGCTACAACTGAACGTTACAAAAACAAATCTGGAGAGAAGGTTGAGGAAACAGAATGGCACAATGTTGTTGCATGGTCTAAACTTGCAGAGATATGCGGGGAATTTTTACACAAAGGATCAAAGGTTTATATCAGCGGAAAGAGCAAAACAAGAAAATGGCAAGATAAAAATGGAAACGACAAATATACCACTGAGATCATCGCCAGTGAAATGATTATGTTGGACGGAAAAGGTAAACCAGACTCACAAGTCCAGCAGGGATATGAGCCGCCACAACATGATGCAGGACCGGTACCTTTCTGATCTGCCACGAACCATGGGCGAAGCGATTAGCCTAGCCCGGCACCTACCAAATTGAGATAAGGAGATATTATGATTGATTTTGCAATTATTAAAGTTGGCGAAAAAGTAACCGTTGTTGGGCAAGGTGCGCCAGGGTTTGCCGCACTTGGAGAGGTGTTAGAGATCACCAAGGTGGAGAATGATCGAGTATATGCCAAACGTGATAACGGAGAAGAAGCATTTTTTGCACTTACTTGCGGAGCTGCAAGACTTGAACTTACCAAGTTGAGATAAGGGGTATTTGATGAGACAGCAGAAACTTTTCGACGGAATTGAAGATAATCTTCATAAAGATGGCCAATATCTTCCTTTTCTTTCTGTCATGGTAAATGGAAAAGGGGTTGTTGACTGTGATACCGTTAAGGGTTGTTCTGCTGGTATGGCTAAATATCCAAATGGAGGTTGTTATGGTGAGTGCTATGCATATAAAACAGCAAACCGTTACGGGATAGATTTCAAAATAAGTGTTTCAAGAAAATTGTTAAATTCTCGTTTCAATAGTTGCTTCGATGTGATAAAGAATCATCATGCTTCATGGTATCGGGTTGGAACTGCTGGTGACCCTTCACACGATTGGGACCATACAATTTCAGTTTGTGAAGCATTGCAATACACTGAAAAAGTGCCGGTTATCATAACAAAGCACTGGAAGTCATTATCAGACAGCCACCTAAAAAGGCTTAAATCATTGTCTGCTGTGATAAACACATCAACAAGCGGAATGGACACAGAAGGGGAAATAAGACACCGTGTTGGACAAATAACACGAATAAAAGAGGCTGGCATTACGAGCGTGTGCCGGGTTGTTACTTGTGAATATGGCGAATCTGGATGGGCTAGAAAATGCCAAGAAAAACAGGATTATCTCTTATCGTTTGATTATGTTATTGATAATCCACTGAGAGCAAGCAAATCAAATAAGCACGTTATAGCTGGTGATATTATTTTAACCAGGCAAGACAGGTCGATTGGTGGTGGTAAATACGTGTCATTGCATCGACCTGACATTTATCTTGGGGTGTGTGAAAACTGCCCTGACCAATGTGGTGTAAAGGATTCACCACGAAAACAGAAAATAATGGGGAAAAAAATGGTACAAATGGATTTGTTCAAGAGAAATATTGAGTTTTTGTATGTTGAAACTGTAATCGGTTCAGGATATGAGCAGGACGTTGCAGCTTTGGCAATTGAGGATAAAATCGCATACCGGGCAGCCAGGAAGAATATGCAAATCCATTCAGCCATTATATTGAAAATTAACGATGTTGTTTGTGGATTTTTCACCTTCCAAAACAACCACGAGGCTAAAGAGTTTTGTTTGCTTCAATCGACAATCAAAGCAGACAGTTTTGATTTTAAAATATACGATGATATGGTAATGGCGGCTATTGCCCAAAACACAAATAACTACCCAGCTATCATCACAACAGATCCAAAGAGCAAATTTGAGACCCCAAAACGGTTCAAAAGCCTGGGGTTCAAAACCTATCTAACCATGTCAAACTATGAATATATGGTTTATGGAGATGAAAAAGACGTGCGGTTCAAGCTTCTAGCCCATATAACCATGACGAATGTTTGGAACTCACTCAAAGGGCCGTGGTTGCAACTAAAAAAAGAATGGAACAGACAAATTGAAGAGGCTGGGGAAAAGTATAATATCCCTAACCCTAAATTTGCCTCTCGTGAAGGTTGCTGGCAAGGTGCCAGTGGTTTCTCAAATGTGGTATTGTCAACTCGTTCAATGGAAGATGGCAAGGTTAAAACCAACGCTACAAAATCACATAACGGCAACGCGTCTGTTCTCGATCCGGTTGCTTGTGAGGTTATATTGAGGTTTTTCATGCCAACATCTGGGAGAAGAGTTTACAATCCTTTTGGCGGTGGGGTACAAATGGGATTTGTAGCTGGCTCGTGTGGCTTTGATTATATATCAAGCGAGATACGTCAAAATCAGTGTGATACGAACAATGCCATCTGCCAGGATCTGAACAGTGCAAAATGGATCAAAAGTGACAGCTCAACCTATACGCCAGAAGAAAGGCCAGACTTGGTTTTTAGTTGCCCACCTTATTACAAGGTTGAAAAATATGTTGATTATGATGGAGTTATTCCAGAAGGTGAGATTAACAACCTTGATACATATGAAAAATTCAGGGATACCCTTTTTGCTGGATACGACAAAGCTATTGAGGCTTTAAATGATAACTGTTTCTTTGTGGTTATGACCGGAGATAGCAGGGACAAGGATGGATCGTATCATTGTTCAGAGTCAGAAACAGAGTTGTTTTTTAAGAGCCGTGGCCTTTCTGTTTATAACAAAATAATCTACCTTGAGTGTGAATTTACACGGCTGGCACAGGCAAAGAAAACACTCAATTATCGGAAATTCCCGAAACGTGAGCAGAAGATAATTGTAGCATACAAAGGTGATATAAAGAAGATCAAAGACCTTTATCCAACAGTTGGGAGGCTGTAAAAATGGACAAAATAATTGAAGAACTAATTGATTTTAAAAAGGCCCGTGGGTGGGGAAAACACCACACCGAAGGAGAGTTGGCAAGGGCATTAATGATTGAAGTTGCAGAGCTTAATGAGCTGCTATTATGGGGAAAAAAAGCACCGCAAGAACGATATGAGGAAGAAATTGCCGATGTCTTAATCTATGCCATTAATTTTTGTATAATCCGTAAAATTGACCCAATGAAAGCGATTAAGGAAAAGATCGAAAAAAACGCCATCAAATACCCTGTTGATGTTGACAATGAAAGAAAATATGGATGGCGTGTTTAGAATTTTCTTCTGTATCTGGTAATGCGAGAAACGCGCAAGGGGGTTTTTGTTAATGTCTGAAAGCACACTCGACGACGGCATATTCCGCACCACATCCACCGGCTTAATCGGAGGCAGCAGGATAGACGCACAGTGGTTAGCCGGGGTAAATGAACGGGCAAAGCGGCTACGGGATGCAGTGAAGCGGCAAAGGGAAACGAAGCAATTAAGATTGCCGAAGATAATTGAAAATAACAATGATTTTTAACTTAGGAGTGATTTGATATGTGTGATTTTACAGCGGCAAGAATTGGTGATAATGTTTGGGAATACCCAACTGGATGGACAAAGATTGATGATACAGACCATTGCGACATTTACCCTATAAAGACTGTTAGAGGAACAACTTACACTATAAACGGTTTTCACAGGGAAAGAGATATTATGCCTTCCCTGTTTTGGGATGAAATCAGGTTTGAAATCCCTCCCCGGCCAAAGCGCAAGGTCAAGAAGGTGTTGCATGGGTGGGTGAATATTTATCTTGGATGGGAGATTATGGGGCTGTTCTACCTCTCAAAAGAATCTGCCGATAATGCGGCTTCTCCAAACCGTATGGCTTGCATCGAGATAAACCAAGAATACGAAACAGAGGAATAACCGTGAGCATCGACGGTCAAGATTATGAAAAACATGACGATTAACCTTGAAATAAAACCAGCTTTGTAATAAGATATAGAAACATCAAGCGAGTATATTCAGTTGGTCCTGGCTATACGGTGCAAGCATGATGAAAATGCGTTATAAATAGGAAATAAACATTATGAATTTTAAAATAGCTTCATGCAATCGGGACCACTTAGAGACAAATTGGCTAATACCATTTTCCTACTCTTTGCCGATTGCATGAGGCTTTTTTTCGTTTTAAGGAGACAGGATGGCAAATTCTTATGTTGAAAAGTTTAAAGATCCACAGTGGCAGAAAAAACGTCTTGAAATGTTGGATCGTGATGAATGGACTTGTCAGATGTGCGGCGATAAATCTTCTCCGTTAAATGTTCATCATAAATGGTACAAAGAGGGGATGAACCCATGGGAATATCCAGACTCGTGCCTTGTAACTCTTTGCGAAGATTGCCATTCGTCCGAACATGAATGTAAAAAAGAATATACAGACGTACTTCTTGCGGAAATACTAGGTAAAGGTTTATTTTACTCTGACCTCCTTGATTTGGCATGTCAATTTAGCTTTATGACACCAGAAGACTTTAGACAAAGATTTCAAGTGTGGAATAATCAATGGAATAAAAAAAAAGAAACCAATAAGGACGGAGAGTGAACACAGATATTCGGTTGTCTGTGTCATTTAAGGGGCACAGAAAGAGAAAGAAGTTCAAAATGCTTTTAAACCATTTATCGGCAACTGATTTCCTTATTGATTTGTGGATTACAGTTGCCATTGACAGGCCAGATGGAAGTCTTGAGGGCCTTGATGCTCTCGATATCTGCCTTATGGCTGGATGGGAAGGTGAGTGTGACCATTTTGTTGATTCATTATTGAGTGCAGGGTTCCTTGATAAAACAGAAAATGGTTATAAAATTCACGAATGGGCTGATCACAATGGTTATGCGTCAGGCGCAAAGTTAAGATCAGATGCGGCAAAAAATGCGGCAAAAATACGATGGAATAAGAGGTTAGGAATAAAAGAGCAATGCGAAAGCAATGCGCCAGCAATGCCACCGCATAAAAAGGGCAATGCCCCATCTCCTATACCAATTCCATCTCCAATTCCATCTCCATCTCCATCTCCATCTCCATCTCCATCTCCATCTCCATCTTTAAAAGAGGTGGAGCCAAAAGAAAAAAGAAAAAAACCACACACCTTTTCTTTTTCCGATATCGTAGCTCTTGGCGTAGATGAAGATATTGCCAAAGATTTTATTCTTCACAGAAAAGCAAAAAGAGCGCCATTAACAGAAACAGCATGGAATGGAATAGCAAGAGAAATAGCTTTATCTAAAATGACTGTTAGCGATGGGATATCAATGATGATGACAATGGGGTGGACTGGATTTAAGGCTGATTGGGATTCAGTGAAAGCCTACCAGCAAAATCACATTAAATCCAACACACCCGGAATGATTGGCGGGTTAAATAAGAGGCCACTATGAACCCGAAAGAGGTTAATGACAGATTAGTTGACATGGTTGATTCTGTGGCCTGTCACCTTTTGCCTAATGGAAAGCGTGAAGGCGGTAATTGGTGCTCTGGGTCAGTAGCAGGCGAGCCAGGACATTCATTAAAGGTTTGTATCAACGGGGCAAGGGCTGGATTGTGGTCTGATTTTTCCAGCAATTCAAAGGGCGGTGATCTTCTGGAATTATGGGTGCAGACGAAAGGTATTTCTTTTATCGAGGCGCTGAAAGAGGCAAAAGAGTTTGCCGGAATAACAGATACGCAGCCCTCGTTTTACCCAGAACGGAAGAAGAAGGCACATGTGCAGAAACCTTCATGCACCAAGCCAAGCGATGCAGTGGCAGATTGGTTTACAGGAAGAGGTATAACTCAATCCACGTTAGATGCCTACAAAATAGGCCAGCAGGGAAACACCATAGTATTCCCTTTCCTGTCACCGGAAGACAAACTTGAACTGGTTAAATATCGGGACTTGGACGCAGAGAAAACCGGAAAGAAAAAGATATGGTCAAACCAAGATCCGGATTATCATTTATTCGGATGGCAGGCAATAAACGACAATGACCGTTTTGTTGTCCTTACGGAAGGAGAGCCTGATGCAATGTCATATTTTCAACAGGGTTTCCCTGCTCTATCAATTCCGCAAGGGGCCGGAGACGGAGAAAAGCAGCAAGCATGGATCAGGAATGACTTTGAACGTCTAGAAAGGTTTGAGACGATTTATGTATCAATGGATATGGACGCTCCTGGGCAATCCGCAATAAAGCCGATAATCGAGGCGTTAGGGGCCGACCGTTGCAAGATTGTCAACCTTGGCGAGTACAAGGATGCAAACGAGGTTCACGCCGATGGTGAACTGTTAAAAGGTTATCTGGATAGAGCCAAGACTAAAGATCCTGATGAGCTGAAAAGTCTACACGAATACCACGAGGAAATTTTAAAGGAATTTCAGGGGACAGGGGTCACAGGGGCAAGGCTTCCATGGGCGAAAACAAACTCGACAATAAGGCTTCGACCTTCTGAAATATCGCTATGGGCCGGGGTAAATAGCCACGGAAAGAGTGTTTTACTGAATCATGTGGCTGTTGACTGTATGGCGCAAGGGGAAAAGTTCTGTATCGCCTCAATGGAGATGAAGCCGGAGAAATTAGGGCGGAAGATGTACCAGCAGATTGCAGGGGCCGATATGCCTGACAAAAGAACGGCGAGCGAGATACTTAAATTTATTGATGGACGGGTATGGATATTTGAGGCATACGGGACAACCAAGGCAGACAGGGTATTGGAAGTTTTCAGATATGCTCGGCGCAGATATGGAGTGACACACTTCATTGTCGATTCTCTGGCAAAGTGCGGATTTGGCGAAGATGATTACAACGGGCAAAAGGCGTTTGTTGATAGGTTGATGGAATTTGGCGGCGAGTTTAATGTACATGTCCATCTTGTTGTCCATATTAGAAAACTGGCCGATGAAAGCAAGATACCAGGCAAGATGGATGTAAAAGGAACAGGGGCAATCACCGACATGGTGGATAATGTTTTCATCGTGTGGAGAAATAAGCCGAAAGAAGAGCAGTTCCAAATTGACCAGATAAATGTTCCTTCTAATCCTGATACAGTTTTAAACTGCGTCAAGCAACGAGAGACAGGGGAAGAGCCAATGGTAAACCTTTATTTCCATAGGCCAAGTTGCCAGCTTTTAAGCTACTGTGATGAACCACCAAAAGAATATTTATTCCTTGAGAGGTAAAAAATGGATGAACCAACCGATAAATGCGCCATCTGCGGCCAACCGATAGACCTTACAGCTCTCCACGCATGGGACAAATGAATTAAGTGCCAAAAAGGTGAACTTACGCCACAACATAAAATTAAAAAGGGGAAATCATGGAGTTGAATAAATATCTTGACCAAGTGGCATATAAAGATTCAATGGAAATATGTGGTGAACAAACAAATGTGTGGAAAAATAAATTTGATGATAGCTATATGACACACGTTGGCATGGAGGAAAATGTCAAATTTTTAGCAGACCGTGAAATAACCGAACAACTAACTCACGGTGTTGGCTTCAGCCCCAAAGATGGTAAGTGGTATGGGTGGAGCCATCGAGCTATATATGGGTTTGAGGTTGGCTCTACCTGTAAAAAAGGCGATTGTCATTATTTTGGTGTAGATGTGGCGGCAGCTATTGAAGCGGCTAAAGAGTTCTGGTCTGACGAAAACCACATTAATGTCAAGGCTGGTGAGGTAAGAGATGGAAAAGTTCACATCTCATGGGAGTATGATGATAAAACCCCAAACGAAAATATACGCGGTACAATAAGTGGCGTAGATCATCATCTTGAAATTGGCCGTGGCGAGTGGGTGGCTAAAACGATGGAGGATGCCAAGATAATGGCACAAGACTTCAATAAAGGAGTTAGTTAATACGACAAGGGAAAACAGAAACCAATACACAGGGAGTGAGAGAATGCTAGAGGGTAAAGGATTTACCACCGAATATTTAATGGAACTGGAGCGAAAAGCTAAACTGTATGATTCAATCCAAAACGCTGCTAAGAATTTACCTGACGGGTGGAAGGTTGCATTGTGGATTGAAAACGGCTATGGGGGATGGTCAGTTATCCCTCCTGGAGGAGTAGAGCACAATGTGGACGCTAATGATCTTCCGTTTGCCGACCAACTTGATTCTATTGTTGAAATTGCGCGTGGTGATGGTAATCTTTAGGACTATCCATAGCTAGACGCGCCGGAATCAGCCAAGGCAACCGCAGAATGGCCCCTTGAATGATTGACTACGGAATGTTCACAAGAAGAGGCGCTGAAAGAGATCGTCTTTTCAAAATAATATTATGACGAGGGGGAATGATGAAAAAGCGAGTGCTGAAAAAAGTTGGCAGGTATAAGTGCCCAAGGCACAGCCAAAGAGAAGGTGGTGTCTTTAAGCACTACCAACTCAAAACTGGAAGATGGGTTTCTTCATGTACCTATTGTTTTATATGTGGAAACGTTAAAGATGGTCGGCAGGTATCTAAGCCAATAACCACAAAATAAAGATAACACTTAACCGAACGTCAGAACGTACCACGCCGCACCTGAAAACATCGTGGCGGTGGCAAAGAATCATAAATTAAGCATAAAACAGGGTGATAACATGGGAGAGAAATTAGATGTCGAGGATATTAAGAGGCACAAGGCCGCATATCGTGGAGACCACCTTTACGTTTCAGTATCTCCGCTGAAAGTACACCTATCTATTGCGAATATAGATGAGTTCAGGACGCTCGCAGGCATACAACTCATTGAGAGGATGATAAACGAGCTTATAGACAGAGGCGCAACGCTGGAAGAAATAGCTAATTTCTGTTTTGAAAGCTCTTACCATCGTGGCGACATACCTGAGATATTGAGCAAGGCACTGGTGGCATAATGACTCTATCCTATGACGAAGCGCGTTGCTCAGGCACCAACGCCGAACTCTGCCAGAAATGCGCCCGTAGAGATCCAGGGCGTGACGAATATCAGAGCCATGTTGGGCCTGAGTATGATATGCTGAATAACTTTTGCATGAACTGGATTCCGAAGGGGAATAATGAAAAATATAGCAATGGTTCCACACTCAAGACGACTGCACAAAAGAATATGGTGGCAATGGAAAATGCCATGGTGGTGGGAGCAGTTATGTTATGAGTTAAAAATACAGAGATATTACGGAGTATAACGCAAAGCTTAGCGGCAGGCCACTGGACATGGCCTGACATACTGCACGTAATCCTGTCCGCTGGAGTGACTGGTTATGCCAATACTTGATTGCTTTACTGATGAGCAAAAATTGGCTCTTGTAAAATATGAAAATTTATCTGGCTTTGAACCTATGCACCAAGACGAGTTTGCTGCGGGGGAAATGTCATTTGAAGAATTATGGAGGTCTAACCAGCATTGGTTTCATAGCTTACAAAACGAAGTAAGTAACATAAATGCTCCAGTCGGTATTGTTGACGATGATGGGTTTGATTTAATCCATTTTATTGATCACATTGAAAGAGCATAACG